ATTGCAGCCGGCGCTCATGAAATAAGTGCATTGGAAGAACCCATTCATAATTCAAAAGGCGGATCGCTGTCGTTCATTCGACGGATGTCCGCCTTTTTTCGTTTTTGCCCCGTTGAAATATAGGGCATTTTGGTGGCGCGGGATGGAGCAGCCCGGTAGCTCGTCAGGCTCATAACCTGAAGGTCGTAGGTTCAAATCCTACTCCCGCAACCAACATTATTCAGTCTTATCAAAGACTTGGCGAGAGCTCCCTTCGGGGAGCTCTTTGCGTTTGTGGCTCGCTGTAAGCACTGTGGAAGCAAGAGGGGTCTGGCTGCTGCGTAAGTAACCATATTTTCCCAACGCAATGATGGCTTGTGGCCCACATAAAATACTTTGCGGGGGAAAAGTACCTCGTGCATAATGTTACCGATGAACGGCCTTTCTGATCCAGATTCGAGAGACAATGGCCTGGTGTCTCCTGAACATAAATTGCGGAGTTCACAGAACGTCCGCTTCACACAGTCTGCGGGAGAGTTGGAGGCGTTTTTAGCGCTCGGTTCGCTCAACGGAATTGGTCAGAAGCGGCTTTTCGATATCGCTTCATCGGATGTTAGCTTTTCTGAGGCTCTGGATCGCGTTCTGGGCAGAGATGTGTCTGGCCGGTCGGTAATTTGTGATCAGGCTAAACGGCGTATGGACGAGTTCGTCCGTCTCGGGATTTCGGTGGTTTGGGATACAGATCCATCTTACCCCCAACAATTGAGAGATCTCCCCCGCCCGCCTCGATGGCTGTTTGTTCAAGGCGACATTTCCCGATTGAGTGATCCTATTCTAGGCTTTGTAGGGACGCGCCGTCCGTCGGATGACGGATTGTTTTTGGCTCGGTACGTTGGTGCGTGCTTGCGCGACTGGCAGCTTACCACTGTTAGTGGTCTGGCGACTGGCATAGACACGATCGCGCATGAACATTCTATTCGGGCGGGCATTCCAACCGTCGCTGTCTTAGGCACGAATATATTAGAGGACTACCCAAGAGGAAGTGGACGTTTGAGACGTGATATCTTGGCGTCGGGCGGTGCCATTGTCTCTGAATATTTGCCTAGCGTGACATACAGCGCGGATAATTTTATTCAGCGTAATCGGATTCAGGCGGCGCTTAGTAGAGTGTTGTTGCCTGTAGAATGGCATCTCAGAAGTGGCACCGCTCACACGGTTCGCTTCGCTGTTGACCTAAAACGGACATTAGCGTGCGTCCGAATGCAATGTTGGTCGAGCCAAGAGAATTTGGAGGCCTCGTATTTGCGGAGTACACGATGCCAGTTATTCACACTACCTCAGCAGCACTCACAATTTTACGAATTTGTGAAGGAAGGGGCGCTCGATTTCGCCCCCCGGCCCATGAACCAAATGTCGTTATTCGGCGGATAACTGGATGCTGAAGGCGGTTATTTTCTCACTGAGGAATGTTTTGGCTCAGAGGGGCGTAACTGATAGCCGCGTCTTGCGGGACACCATTAAGCTGCTCAAATTTTTGCGAAAAAGGGGCGTCGAGCCTGTCTTCTTGAGCAATCATAACTGGAAAATTAACGTTAATAATAAGGGAGAAGTGCCTTTCCAGTCGTTTCTCGAGGAACATATTGGCCCCGTCCGTTATTACGTGGGCGGCCAATCCGGCGTGCCTAACAAACCGACTGCAGCCGTTACGCAGTTTATCCGAAGTGCCAACAGTTGGAAGCCGCATGAGGTGATGTACGTCGGGAATACGCCGGATGACATGATAACTGCCCGCAACGGCAAATTGCTCTTTCTAAACGCCCTGTGGCACGGCGAAGCGACACAATACGGCTACCAATTTTCCAGTCCTAGCGACGTTGCTCGTTTCATTGACTGCATCTGTTTGGGATTGGATGATTGGTATTGGAAAGTGGAGGATGACTCCTTCCGTGTTTATGCAATGGCTCCATATGCCACGCTTTCGCCCGGCTACCGTGACGCTCATGTATATTCGGCGAATGCCAAGGCAGTTGCCAAGCGCGGGCAAGGAGATATCGAATTTTGGGGCAGGCTTTTAGCGGCTCGAGTATATCTTTCCGGCTTGGCGCACGAAATCGACTATGTGACGGCTTATCCAGGTCACTCGCCCGCATCGGAGCAAACGGTGATTGAGGGAGCGCTAAATGTTTTAGGTCAATCGATCGCGAGCTCGTACATCCCTGACTTGATAATTCGCCATACAAAGGCAACCCAATCACATTCGGCGAGAGCGAGTAATAAGGTTGTTGGGATCGACAACCAACTCAAAACGATCCGACTGAACCCAACTCCTCGCAAGGGTGCATTGGGGAAACTATATACGAGGCAGCCGGTCAAGCGTGGAAAAACCGTGTTGTTAGTTGATGATATATGCACAGAGGGCCATTCATTCGAGGCTGGAAGGGCCTTTCTCGAAGCGCTCGGAGCAAATGTTATCTGCCTGAGCTGGCTGAAAACAGTTAATCGGGACTACAAGCGGCTAGCGGCCCCTATCGAAAATCTGCCGCCATACTCGGCGCTGCAAGTTAGCAACGCGATTGCCACCAAGCCAATCTGGTTCTCTTCGGCAGTTAATTATCGCTCAGCCCCTACACAATTAGACGATCTATACAGACGATATTGCGATTGGGATTGGTCGATCATCAAGGTCTGATCTAGTGACTTTTGGTCTATCCGGACTGGATGCGCTGGAGTGCGCAACGCTCAAATCTCCCGCGCAAACCATCGAACCCTTCCAACGATGTTCACTTCGTCGGCAGTCCGTTCGTATGCCGAGTAGGTCTTGTTGTCAGAAATGACGTGCATGACCGGCGGGTCGCTGTTCGGGATGTGCTCCAGCCGCTTGGCGACCAGGCCAATCCCGTCATGCAGCACGAATACGCCCGGAGGGGTTGGGACTGCGCGGCCCATGTCGACCAGGACAATGTCGCCATCCCGTAGTGTCGGCTCCATGCTGTCGCCCACGACGTGCATGATCCGCAGCTTGGCGGGATCAGCCCGAAGGCCGTGCGTGATCCAGCTCTCCTGGAAGTGATAGGGCTTGCCGTGGTCAGGCTCGATCTCGACGGTGGCGCCGCCGCCCATTGCAGGTTTCACCGTGGCATAGGGGACGGCCACATAGACGTCATCGGGGTTAGTGAGGGCGGGCTCATCCCCTTCAATATCGCCCACGCCATCGCGCAACCAGTCCCGCCCAACCTTCAGCACTTCGGCAATCCGCTCGAGCTTATCGAGGTTGGGGTTCTCAGATCGGCCGCGCAGGATGTCGTACACGTACGAACGGTTCACCCCTGCCTGGGCTGCAAGCTGCGGAGGGTTCAACCCTAACTGTCGGGTCCTCGCTCTAAGGCGTTCGGCAATGGTGGCTTGCATGACTCGGGCACTGCTCCTGTGGATATTGTGGATAATGTAGGAAGATGTTGCATAGGTCAAACAAAAAGAACATATAGCGAACAGAATCGCGGAATCGGGTGGCGGAGCAATGCGGCTTATTGAGAAAGACTACTACACTCTGGGGGAAGTCGTGGCTGCCTGGGAGATGCCGCGATATGACTTTGTCTACCTTGCCGAGACCGGGCGCATGCGCTTGTCGGTCCGCGTCTGCCGCACCCATATTGAGCGGGGCTACTGGGAGCTTGAAGAGGGCTCAGGCTGGTTCAAGGTCCCCGAAGAGCGCACCCGCTACACGGGATTGGTCGACCTGAAGGAGCAGGATGCCCACCTGATCTTTCGGGATGGCGGCGCGGAAATAGCGACCTTTTACACCTCAGAAGGCAGCTATTGCCATATCGAGGAGCCCAGCACGCCGATCGCGATCTTCGAAACCGATCTGCTGCTGCGCGCTGATGAACGGCGCCGGTTGGAGCAGGGCAAGACCAAGCCGGACAAGGGACTGGTCAAGCCTCCCTTCACCCACGATGCGACCTACGAGCATGTCGAATACTGCGGGCGCCATTTCCGGTTCGGCCGGATCCAGGCCAATATCGTCCGGCAGCTTCACGAGGCGAGCGAGACGGCCATGCCGTGGCGCCGAGGTGAAGAGTTGCTCGAGCTGGCGGAGTCCGGCTGCTACCGGCTGGTCGACGTGTTCAAGTCCAAGCCCCATTGGCGCGAGTTGATCCACTCCGACAATCGCGGCGCATACAGGCTTGCTATCCCACCCCATCTTTGAACGGTTGAACCCACGAAATTGCGCCGCCGAGACCTAGTTTCGGCGGCTTTTTCGTGTCTGAGGCATCCCACCCTTAACCCCATGCCGAACTACGATATCCCACTTCCATCCCACGGGGGTGGGATGATTGTCCCACTCGATTTTCTGATTTCATCCCACCCTCAGGGTCACGCCGGATGCGCTGCCATGCGCCACTTCTTGTCCATCGACGACGCAGATGGAGAAATTAAGTGCAACCCGTCTTTCTTGCTCAACGTGACCTTGCCGTTCGCTGGCATATGTCACCCCGAACCCTCGAACGCTGGCGTTGGTCCGGCAAGGGGCCAGCCTTTGTGAAACTCGGCGGCCGGGTGGTCTACCGCCTGGAAGTGATCGAGACCTTCGAAGCCGAAGGCAACCGCACCATCACCGGGCGGTTCCAATGACAAACGCCTTCGAACGCCACGGGCTTGACCACCTCTCGGCCTCCTCCATCAACCTGTTCGTCGCCCAGCCGGCGATGTGGGCAATGCAGAAGCTCCTCGGGCACAAGTCCCGGGTTGGCGCGGCAGCCCACCGCGGCACGGCTGTCGAAGCGGGTGTCGAGATGGGGCTGTTTGACCCAAATCTTCCGCTCGAGGATTGCCAAGAAGCAGCAAGCGCCAGGTTCAACCAGCTGACCGCATTGTCGGCGGATCCCAATGTCGAGAAGGAACGCGCAGGCATTGCTTCGGCCGTTGCGATCGCGCTCGGCGAGCTGCGCCAATACGGCATTCCCGGCTCTGCGGACGGCACCCGCCAGCATCGGATCGAGGTGGAACTGCCCGGTGTGCCGGTACCTTTCATCGGCTGGCTCGACTTTTGGTATCCGGACCACGGCATCATCATCGATCTGAAGACCCAAGGGCGCCTGTCCTCGAAGATCTCCGATCCCCATGCCCGGCAGGGCGCGATCTATCACGCTGCCCATGGCAACAACGAGATCCGCTTCGCCTACGTCACGCCCCAAAAGATCGGCGTCTACCGGCTGGAGGATCCGCGCACGCACATCGCCCGCGTGGTCAGTATCGCCCGGTCCATCGAGCGGTTCCTGAGCCTGTCGGATGACGGCGCTGAACTGACTGCCGCGCTCTCACCTGATCTCGACAGCTTCTACTGGAACGATCCCGGCTCGCGCGCGGCGGCTGAAGAAATCTGGGGCCTCGCCCCCGAGGCTATGCCGCAGGCCTGACACGCGGAAACTTCCAAGCAAACAAGGAAACAGGAAAATGGGTTTTATGTCTGTCCCGTCGTCTGGCGGGGATTTCAAGGTGTTCGTCGCCTACAATGCGAAGGCCGGTCGCTGGTACACGAAGAATGACGGCAAGGATGAGCCGATGTTCGAGGTGACCGACATGACTGCGGTCTTCGATATGCCCAATCTCGAGACCGGCTGGTTCAAGTTCAGTTCTGGCGTCGCCCCGGAAAAGGTCATGGATCCCTCGCTGGCAGAAGCTGCTCCCAATCCGGGGACGGACTTCAAGCGCGGGTTCCAAATCGATCTGTATTCCGAGAAGAACCTGATGGGACTGCGGGAGTTCAGCTCGACCGCAGCGATTGTCATCGAGGCGATGAACAACCTCTACGATCTCTGGATGGCTGCTCCCGAAAATGCGTCGGGCCAGCTGCCGGTGGTCCGGTGTTCGGGTGTCCTGCCGATCTCAAACAAGCACGGCACCAACTACCAGCCGACGTTCGAGCTCGTGGGCTGGACTGATCGACCGGCTGCTCTCGCCGGGAGCGGCGCATCGCCTCCGCCGGCTGCTGCACCTACTCCGGCCACACTTCAGCCGCCGGCACAGCATATGCCGCCGCCCGCGGCTGGTAGCGCGAAGGTCGGCGCGCCGGTGTTCTGATCACCAATGCCGGGCTGCTTAGGTGGCCCGGCATCCCCCACCCGTCCCCCAGGGGTCCCCTAGCCGGATCCCACTCCCATCTCCCGTTCAGAAAGTGGTCCTGGCCGCCATGGCGCGTCGTATTGAAACCGGCAGCATCGATATCGACGCGATCAAGGACCAGTTCCCTCTGGCCGACGAGGTGCGCCGTCATCTTGCGCTGAAACGCCGCGGGGCAGCGCTGGTCGGCCTTTGTCCCTTCCACATGGAGCGCACGCCCTCCCTCGCGGTCTATCCCGAAGAAGAGCGGTTCCACTGCTTTGGCTGCGGCGCACACGGTGACATCTTCGATTTTCTGCAAGCCCAGGAGGGGCTGGATATTCGCGCGGCCGCTGAACGACTGACGGGCGGCAACTTCCCGGTCATGTCGGAAGCCCGTGTCGCTGAGCTTCGGGCGCGTCAGGCACGGTTCGAAGCCGAGCAGGCCGAGCGCCGTAAGCACGCCGCTGACCAGATGCGTCTGCGCTGGGCTGGCGCTGATCCCGCCTATTCATCCCATCCCTATCTCACGGCCAAGGGCATCCAACCGAACGGCACGCGGCTGGACCGCGAGCACATCCTCGTGCCCCTGTTCGATGCAGGCGGCGAGCTCACCTCGCTGCAGTCGATCGACCCGGCCGGCTACAAGCTGTTCGAGGCAGAGCTCCCGGTCGCAGGCTCTGCGTTTGTCATGGGCACGCCGATTCCCATGGCCAAAGCCCCGGTGCTCGTCTGCGAGGGTTTTGCCACCGGTGCATCGCTCCATGATTCGACTGGCCGTACCGTCGTGGTCACCTTCAATGCCGGCAACCTCACCAAGGTCGCCGAGCGGCTGGTCGCGGCCTTTCCCAAGACCCGCTGGGTCGTTGCTGGCGACGATGATCGGCACAAGACGCCGAATGTCGGCCGCGAGGCTGCGGGCAAAGCTGCTGAGCTCCTTCGCTGCGAGGCCGTGTTCCCAGTGTTCCCCCAAGGCCACCTCGGCACCGACTTCAACGACATGGCCCAGCTTTCCGGGCACGAAGCAGTCGCGGCTCTGTTTGCCGCTAGCGCAGGTCCCGACGTGTTCGAGACCCTCAGTCTCGATGAGCTTGTCAACATGCCCCCGCCCACATGGCTGATCGAGGGGCTCATCCCCCAGCATGGTCTGGTCCTGCTGTATGGCCGGCCGGGTGAGCACAAGACCTTCATCGCCGTCGATGGATCCTTGCGCGTTGCCTACGGCCTCGACTGGCACGGCCGGGCCGTCAAACGAGTCGGCGTTCTCTACATTGCCGGCGAAGGCCGGTTCGGGATCGGGCAGCGCATCAAGGGCTGGCGCAAGAAGCATCGCCTTGCCGGTGTGGATGCGCCGTTCAAGCTGCTGCCCGTGGCAGTCCACATGCTGGATCCTGCCAATGTAGAAAAGCTGAAGCGCACGATCGATCAGGTCAGCGAGGAGGTCGATTTTGAGATCGGCATGGTCGTCATCGACACCGTCTCGCGCGCCATTCCCGGGCAAGACGAGAACAGCCAGGAAGCGATGTCGCTCTTCGTCGATGCCTGCGCTGAGATCCAGAACCACTGCGGCGGCGTCGTCATCGGCATCCACCATTCGGGCAAGGATGCTGACCGCGGCATGCGCGGGTCAACCGTGCTGCTGGGCGGCTGCGATACGGCAATCCGGGTCGCGAAGGAGGAGGATCACACCGTCCTCTCAGTCGAGAAGCAGAAGGACGGCGAAGAGATCGAGGACGTCCATTTCACGATGGAGGTCGTCGATATCACCAGCGGTCTCGGCAAGGAACAGAGCACGCTGGTCCCCTTGATCGGGGCAGGTGCAACGCCGGCTGCCGAGAAGCGCCTCAGCTGGCACCAGATCCGCGAGATCTTCAAATTGATCGACGATGCCTGGCGCGATGGTGCGCCTTGGTCGGTCTTCCCGCATGCCCGTCGCAAGGGTCGGTTCGCGGTCGATCTCATCTCCGATCACTACGGCGTCACCAAGCGCGAGGCCGAGACCTGCATCACCAAGTGGCAGCAGAATGGCTACCTCGTCACCGAGGCCGGAAAGTTCCACGGCAAGGCCTCTGGTCTCAGGGTCGTCAAGTACCTGGAGCCCGACCGATGAGCCCAAAAATCGAGTTGTCGGAAGCAGTCGGAAGCACGGAACTGCGTCAGTCGGAAGCTTGTCGGAAGCAGTCGGAAGCACGGTCGCAAGCAGTCGGAACGCGCAGTCGCTTCCCCCCCACACCCCCTAAGGGCTTCCGACTGCGCTTCAGGCGCGTCGTCAGCCTCCACTTTAGCGAAGAAAGGAGGGGCGCATGAAAGGCGCGCCACCGACCCGCCATGCGCAGATCAGCGACATGCAGGTCATCATCAAATGTGTCGACCAGCGCGGTCGTGAAATGGACGAGCGCTGGGGCATCGGGCGTTTGCCCATGCTGGTGCCGATCGAGTGGGCTGAACGCTTCCACGCACAACACAAGCTGTTCAACGCAGCAGTCTGGGAGTTCCACCTTCCGCTGGTGCGTCAGCACGGTGAAGCAATGCTGCGGGCATACGATAAGCTCGATGAGCTCGCTGGCGGTGCCAAGGGTGAACCGCTGCCGGTCGATCAGTGGGAGTTCGAGACGCCTGATGGCCTGGTCATTTTGGTTCGGGATCTTCGCGATACCGGCCGGGCCCAGCGCCATGGCCGGGAGGCACAGGTCTGGGCGCTCGACGAGGTCGCCAATGTGATCCGCTGTCACCCGATTTTAGCGAAAGCCAAAGACGCCTTCCCTGGCGCGCAGGTCGTGAGTGTCCGTCCCAGCAAGACAACCCTGTCCGAACTCGACGACGAGCTTTCGGACATCCCGTTCTGATGCCGTTCGCTGTGATGGAGGCGCCGATGTCCTGAAACCCCACCCCAAGACCGGACGACGGTGGTCCGTACCGCCAAGCACAAAACCACCGCCGTCCGCACCTGACAAAACCCCAATTGGAGAATCACCATGGATGTTTCGACTTTGCCTGCGCCTCCGCGCAGCGCAACCCCGGCTGCGAGGCGCGTGACAGTGATGCGCGGATCCTTACTGGCCCTTGATCTCGGCACCAGCACTGGTTGGGCGCTGAGGACCGCTGACGACTACACGTCCAGCGGCACCGTATTGCTAAAGCACACTCGCTACGATGGTGGCGGCATGCGCTTCCTGCGTTTCCGGCGCTGGCTGGAAGATCTCGATCAGGACGCTGGGCCGATCGAGGCGATCTACTTCGAAGAGGTCCGCCGTCATGTTGGCACTGATGCCGCCCACATCTACGGCGGTCTGCTTGCAGTCCTATCGGCTTGGTGCGAAGAGCACCTCGTTGCCTACCAGGGCGTGCCGGTGGGAACCATCAAGCGATTTGCCACGGGAAAGGGTAATGCCGACAAGGCCGCAGTAATCGATGCGATCCGTTCCCGTGGCTTTGCGCCTCGGGATGACAACGAGGCTGACGCACTCGCCATCCTGCTTTGGGCCATTGAAACCCGGGGAGGTGTGCGATGACCACCTGGTCCATTCTCGGCCACACCGCCAAGGTGCTCGAAGAACGCCGTGACGACTACGGTGATCCAGTCGAGCAGTTTCGCGCCATTGCCGACCGCTGGTCGATCACGCTCGGCACGCCCATCACACCGTCACAGGTCGCTCTGTGCATGATCGACCTGAAGCTTGCCCGGCTGGCTTACGATCCGGGGCACGTCGACAGCATAGTCGATGTCATCGGTTACGCGGCGCTGCTGCGGGAGGTGCGCTGATGGCTGCCATTTCCCCAATCTACAGTCATGCCCGGCAGCGCGATGCCTTCGAGCTCGCCCGGGATGGTTGGCGGCAACGCGGGATCCTTGCGGTCTCGCCTTCCGACAGGCGCCTCAGCTTCAGCGAGCGGGAGTTTATCCGCGAGCTGGGCGAACGTCTCTATGGAAGTGAAGGCAGGGGAGGCGCCAATGGCTCGCGGTCGTAAGCGCAAGGCCGGCAAGCGCCACCCTTCCGGAAAGCTCATCCAGCCGCGTCTCGAAGAGACCCAGCGCGAGGTGATGTCGACAGTGCTGGAGGCGCGCCAACGTCACTTTGGGGTCAGCGAGCGTCAGGCAAAGGACGAGCGGCTGGGAACGGCACTTGGCCGGCTGGCCTTTGTCGGCGCTATCACGCTCAGCCAGTATGCGGCTGGTGAGCTCTACGGCGAGACCATGGCTCGGCACCGGGCAGTGGTCGGCTTGCCCATGGCCCAGCCGCGTTCGGTGACGGGCCTCCTCATCAACGAGGGGATCTTCGGCGGGAGTGAACCTGTCCATGACCCCGAGCTCATCGATCGGATTCGGAAGGAGGCTGCTGCCGCGACGATGGTACTACGCGATGCTGACCGGTATATGCCGGCTGGCACGAGGCGCGGCCCCAGCCTGTTGGTTCATTCGCTCGTCTGCTACGATGTCGATGCGGCGCTTTGGTCGGCTGCGGACTTGAAGTGGCTGGGCTATGGTCTTGATGCCCTGGCAAAACTTTATCGCATCCGCCACGACAGTTCCTGACGCAATGTGACGGGGTTAAGCGTAATGAATCTAGTCATAAGGCAATGATTCAAAAGGAAATAACTATTTGACTGGCTGGGATTTACAGCCTAGGAGTATTTCCGAAATTGAGAATTCAGAACTGCGCCCGGAGCTCACCAGCTTCCGGGCGTTGTTCGTTTAGGCGATCCAACGCCGATTGTAGACTTGGCCAGTTTCTTGATCGAATGATGCAGAGAATTGGTGACCGGCCCGGCATTCGGCGACCGCGATGATTAAACCGCTGTTGGGATCAGTACGCTGTTCGATGATGTTCGACGGCTCGCCGCAGATCGAACCATCTTCGTCGATCGATTTAGTGCAGGCTTCGTTGGTAATGTATCGACGTTCTGACATAACGGAGGCGCACTAGCATGACTCGCCTGCGAGGGCGAGCGGCTGTTGCCCAACGGCTCCGCCGCCTTCGCTCCGAGCCCCTCTGCCGGGATTGTGCCCGCGCCGGGATAGTGCGCGAGGCGACTGTGCCTGACCACATCGTGCCGCTTGCCCACGGCGGACCGGACGAGGACAGCAACATCCGCTGCCTTTGCTCCGAGTGCCACGCCAAGCGGACTGCCGAACAATTCGGCCAGCGCAGGACGGTCGCCGTAGGGCCCGACGGGTGGCCGATCGGGTGACCAGGCCGGGGGCGGTGCGAAAGTCTGGGGCTTTGGCGGGGGAAACCGCGCATGGTCCAAAAAACACGCAACCGCGAGTTAGCGACCGGGGGTCAAAATCAGCTTTTGGCGGCTTGAGAACCGCTTAAAAAGCGAAGAGGCTCTTCCAACGATCTGGAAATGCCATAAATCTTATCGATAGCCTTCTCTCGATTAGATTCCTGAGAATGTTGGAGCTCCGAAAGCCCATGCCTGATTTGAGCGAAACAGCGCCGGCAAGCATCAAGAGCAAAGGTATTTTGGTCTGAAATCCTCTCAACCAGACCACTTATGCTATTGAGCGTCTCTTCAGGAAAATCGAAATCCGATCCGTTTCGAATGGCAGAGCTACAATAAGACTCCATTCCATCGCGAAATTCAGAATACAATTTTCCTGCTTCACTAATTGAAAATGGGTCATCGCTCTCTCGTCCCCACAAAGTTCCCATGATAGCAATTCGCAATAATTTGCTTTCCTGATCAGGAAAAATTGCTTCGGCAAACTTGCTTGCGCCAATTAAAAAAGCGCGTTCCGTCACAGCAGATCCTCGAATCCACTTCATATTCTCATCATCGAGTAGCGCACACAGAACTTGTTCAACGCCCAGATCGAGTTTTGGTGTTTCGGGCAAAGCTTTCCTCCTGAACCGTCGGATCGGTCCGAATCATAAGGCATTGATGCTGAGAAGTAAAATTGGACCAACTCGTTGATCGCCCGACAAAGCATCATGCACTGTGTCGCACATTCAGCTCAGCTGTTGAATGGTTCGATGAACGCGATGCGAAGTATGCATCTAACATCTAGGACAAAAATGCAACAAAACTGGCCCGCCCAGAGCAGCGAGCTCTGGCCGATTGAAAAAATCACGCCCTATGCGCGCAACGCCCGCACGCACTCGGACGATCAGGTCGCACAAATTGCCGCCTCCATACGCGAATGGGGTTGGACCAATCCTATTCTTGTCGATGAAGCGGGCAGCCTTATTGCTGGTCATGGGCGTCTACTTGCTGCTCGCCAGCTTGGACTGACCCAAATCCCGACCATGGTGGCCAGTGGCTGGAGCGAGCCCCAAAAAAAGGCCTATGTTATCGCTGATAACAAGTTGGCACTGAACGCCGGTTGGGACCTTCAACTTTTGGCTGTCGAATTGGAAGATCTGCAAGGCCTCAACTTCGACCTTATGCTGACGGGTTTTTCGGACAATGAACTGCAAGGGTTACTAGCCCAAAGTAGTGAAGGTTTGACTGATCCCGACACCGTCCCTGATTTGCCGCAGACCCCTGTTTCGGTGCCTGGCGATGTCTGGATCATGGGCGATCATAGGCTTGTGTGCGGCGATAGCACTGCCCAGACAGATGTCGACAAACTGATGCAGGGTGAGCTTGGTGATATGTTGTTCACCGATCCACCTTGGAATGTAAATTATGGCGCGGTCAAAGCAGGCAATGCGCAAGGATATAAACCCCGTAAAATCCTGAACGATCATATGGACGAAGCCAAGTGGTGCGAATTTGTAAGCGGGTTTTGTGCCTCATTCTATGTCGTTACGAAACCCGGCGCGCTCGCTTATGTTGTGATGAGCGCTCAGGAATGGCCCGCAATAGACAAGGGTCTGCGCGATGCAAAGTTTCATTGGTCGTCGACGATCATCTGGGTGAAGGACGCACTCGTTCTCTCCCGCAAGGACTATCACACGCAGTACGAACCCTTGTGGTATGGATGGAACGAAGACGGACCGCGGATCATGCATGTTCCGGACCGCAAGCAGTCTGACATCTGGAACATTCCTAGGCCGAGAGTCTCCGACCTGCATCCGACCACGAAACCGACGCAATTGATTGAACGCGCGCTACTGAACTCTTCTGCTCGCGGCGCTTTGGTGGTCGATCTTTTTGGAGGCTCGGGCTCAACGTTGATCGCTTGTGAACAGCAGGGCAGGAGATGCCGGTTGATGGAACTGGACCCCAAATATGCCGACGTCATTGTTCAACGCTGGCAGGATTTTACGGGAAAAAACGCGGTCCATGAAGCTGATGGCCGAACGTTCAACGAAATTGCCGAAAACGAAGCTGCATCTGGGTCCGGTGAACGAGTAATAGGGTAAGCCGCTAAGGCCGGCGGCAAAATACTTGGGGTCCATGTGGTGATACTCCCAGCATGCATAAGGTCTCGTCTCAGGCTTCATTTTACATGTCAAAGCTTGTTTGGCGTGCGTTCAACTGTGCGAAACACAGGAGCTTGGCAGTGAAGCCTGGAACAAAACCAAAGCCAACCCACCTCAAGCTCGTCACTGGCAATCCCGGGAAGCGTTCACTGAACCGCAAGGAAGCCAAAACCAACGCGGCCCTCCCAGTGCCGCCGGCCCACCTCACTGCAGATGCGGTAGAAGAGTGGAACCGGGTCGCAACGGTTCTCTTCAATTTGGGCGTTCTATCCGAGATCGATAGGGCTGCACTTGCTGCCTATGCGCAGGCCTATGGCCGCTGGGTCCAAGCGGAACGGGCGATCGCTAAGATGGCGCAGAAGGATCATCTCACAGGCGGCCTGATGATCAAGACTACCAACGGCAACGCGATCCAGAACCCTCTGGTTGGCACCGCCAACAAGGCAGCCGCGGACATGATGCGCTACGCTGCAGAATTTGGGATGACGCCCAGTGCCAGGAGCAGGATCGCAGCAACGCCGCCAGAAGAAGGCTCAGATCCCGCCGACCGGTTCTTCGCCTGATCGGACACTGGCTTATGCCAGGGCCGTCGTGTCAGGCGAGACTATCGCCGGGCCGCATGTTCGCAACTCTTGCCGACGACACATCGCGGACCTGAACCGCAGGGATGGCGTCTGGTTCGACCAGACGGCCGCCAATCATGCCTTTGCCTTTTTCGAGGAGGTACTGAAGCTTTCCGAAGGCCAGTTCGAGGGCCAGCCTTTCCAGCTGGAACCAAGCCAGGCCTTCATTATCGGCTCGCTATTTGGCTGGAAGCGCAAGGATGGCAGGCGCCGGTTTCGCCGGGCTTACATCGAACAGGGCAAAGGCAACGGCAAGTCGCCGATTGCTGGTGGCATTGGCGTTTATGGGATGACAGCCTGCAAGGAGGCGGGCGCTCAGATCTATGCGGCTGCCGCCAAAAAGGAGCAGGCCAACATCCTGTTCCGCGATGCGGTAAAGATGGTGCGGCAATCCCCAGCGCTGGCCCGTCGGTTGGAGTTCTCCGGCGGTCCGGGCCGCGAGTTCAACATCGCGCATTTGCCGTCGGGCAGTTTCTTCCGCCCGGTCTCGCGCGATACGGGCAAGACAGGGTCAGGCCCTCGACCTTACTTTGTATTAGCGGACGAGGTCCACGAGCTACCGGACCGCTCGATTATCGAAATGCTGGAGCGCGGTTTCAAGTTCCGCCGCGATCCGCTGCTGTTCATGATTACCAATTCGGGGTCAAACCGAAATTCAGTCGCCTGGGAGGAACACGAACACGGGGTCCGTGTGGCTGCGGGTAATCCCGATGCGGTGCTGGACCCGACTTACCTCGGCCAAGTCATCGACGACACGACGTTCAGCTATGTCTGCGCGCTCGATGAGGACGACGATCCGCTGACTGATCCCAGTTGCTGGATCAAGGCTAACCCGCTCTTGGGCGTGACGATCACCGAGCAGTATCTCTCCGAAGTTGTGGCCCAGGCTAAAGCCATCCCGGGCCAATTGAACGGGATCTTGCGGCTTCACTTTTGCATCTGGACCGATGCCGAAACCGCCTGGATGGCGCGTTCGACGCTGGAACCATTGCTGGCCGAGTTCGATCCTAAAGGGGGACAACCAGTCTGGCTTGGATTGGACCTCAGCCAGAACCGGGATTTGACTGCACTGGCCGGCGTCCAGCGCAATGGCGAAAAGGATGGCAAGCCGTGTTTTGATGCTTGGGTCGAGGTCTGGACGCCGGGCGATACGCTGTCGGCGCGGGTGCTGCGTGACAAGCAGCCCTATGACTTATGGGTCGCTGGCGGATTTCTGAATGCGCCCCAAGGCGAGAACATAAGCTTGCGCCAAGTGGCGCAGGCGCTGGCTGAACTGGACAGTGATTATCGCGTCGAGACCGTGGCCTACGACCGTTACGCCTTCCGACGGTTTGAAGAGGAAGTCAGCGAACTCGGGCTGTCGGTCAATTTCATCGAGCACCCGCAAGGCGGCACCAAGCGCGGTAAACCACAGGACGGGATGAGCGAAGGACTATGGATGCCAGGCTCACTGCGGCATCTAGAAGAACTGATCCTTGAAGGTCGGATCCGCCTTAAGCGAAATCCGGTGCTGATTTCAGCAATGATGTCAGCGGTCACTGAGACCGACCGCTGGGATAATAAGTGGCTCTCTAAACAGCGGGCCAGTAACAAGATCGATGCAGCCGTGGCGTTGTGCATGGCAGTGGGGGCGGCGATGGCAGGCGATAGCTCCGGCTCGATTGATGACTGGCTGAAGAGCTTGGCGCCATGAACTTATTCCAAAAGGCGTTTGGATACGTCGCGCGTTCTATCGGGGTTACAGATCCTCGGCTTACACAGGCGGTCGGAGGCCGCACCACCACGACCGGTGAAGTGGTCTCAACCACTTCAGTGCTCGGCCTTGCCTCGGCTTGGGCCTGCGTTAATTTGCTCGCTGGCACCATCGCATCGCTACCGCTCATGGTCTATCGGACCACGGGCAGCACTCGGACGGTGGCTAGTGATCACCCGCTTTACAGGATTTTACACGACAGCCCAAATGCCGACCAGACGGCGGTCGACTTTTGGGAGTTTATTTGCGCCTGCATAGAACTTGGTGGAAATGCTTATGCCGAGATCATCCGTTCTGGCGATGGCCGAGTGGTTGCACTTGGCGTGCCCATCGCGCCGGAGGTCATGACCGTACGCCGACTGCGCGACGGTAGTCTGCAATATGAATGGTCAGACAATGGTGTCCGTTCGGTCGTGCCCCAAGACAATATGCTGCACATCAGGGGTTTTGGAGGCAATCCGCTGGGAGGGCTCTCGACACTTTCATTCGGTCGCCAGACTTTTGGCCTCGCACAGGCAATCGAACGGGCTTCAGGCGATACCTTTCGCAACGGGGTAAGACCTTCGGGCCTCCTGAAGACAGCTGACACGCTTACCCTTGATCAGCGCAAACAAGCCGAGGAACTGCTGCAGGAGAAGTTTGCAGGCGCCATCAATGCCGGGCGGCCGATGTTGCTCGACCGAGGCATGGACTGGGTCCAGCTTTCGATCAGCCCGGAAGACGCGCAGATGCTGCAGAGCCGCGCCTTTTCGGTAGAGGAGGTCTGCCGGTTTTTTGGCGTGCCGCCATTCATGGTTGGACACACCGAGAAGGCTACCAGTTGGGGTACGGGGCTCGAACAACAGACACTGGGGTTCCAGAAGTTCACGCTTCGCCGGCGCCTCAAACGCATCGAGCAGGCGCTTGCTAAACAGCTTCTATCGCCTGCTGACCGTCAGGCTGGGATCGTTATTGAGTTTAACCTAGAAGGCTTGCTGCGCGGCGATAGCGGCGCGCGCGCTTCCTTCTACCAGCAAATGCTAAGCAACGGCGTGATGACGATCAATGAGGTGCGCGCGCTTGAAAATCTACCGCCTGTCGAAGGCGGTGAGGTTCCGCGAATGCAGATGCAATTTGTCCCCATCAATCAAATCAGCCTTCGATCAACGCAACCCGGTACGTCTGCTGCGCTACCTGTGCCTGATAATGGAGTTACCCCATGAACCATCTGGATTTCACTTTAGATACTAAGGCCGTTACTGACGGCGGCCTCATTGAGGGCATCGCTGCAGGTTACGGCAATATTGATGCCGGCGGCGATGTTATTGTTCCAGGGGCTCTTAACCGATCTCTTAAAGGCCGTAAGTCAGTGCCCATGCTGATGTTCCACGACCAAACGCGTCCTGCAGGGGTATGGACTGAATTTGTAGAGAGCCGCGAGGGACTGATCGTCAAAGGCCAGCTTTCGCTATCATCTCAATCTGGCCAAGAGGCTCATGGGTTGGTCCGTGATGGCGCGATTGGCGGGCTATCCATTGGTTATAGGACTATCCGCGAGCAATTGGTGGGCAAGACCCGGCAACTGCTCGAACTTTCACTTTATGAAGTGAGCCTGGTTACCATACCAATGAACGAGCGGGCGGTCATAACCAGTGTAAAATCGATCCTCGAAGATGGCCGCCTGCCAACGCTTCGTGAATTTGAGCACTTCCTGCGTGAGGCAGGGTTCTCGAAAAGTCAGGCCACCGCAATTGCGGGTAAAGGTCTGGTGCCGCTGTTCCGGAGCGAGTCTGGCAGCAACTCCTCCGACTTTCTGTCGGCCTTGATGGCGCAAATACGCGCCTGACCAATATCCCACGACTAAGGACTATTATATGAGCGATCAAAAAACGGCCGAGCAGCTTGCCGGCGAAGTCAAAGGCGTGCTTGATGCCCGCTACCATGAATTTCAAGCCAGTCTTGATGGCAAACAGGCAGAGTTGCGCTGTATGCTCGACACGCAGCATGACGAGATCAAATCTGATCTTGATAGCAAACACGACAAGGTAAAGGCCTTGGCCGAAGAGGCGCTGGGCAAAGCACAGCGCGGCGAAGATTTATCTGTGGCCACAAAGCAGCTAGCAGATGAGGCACTGACCGCGCTTAACAATGCTAAAGCCCGCCTTGACGAGGTCGAGCAAAAGCTTGCCCGCAGGGTAGCCGAAGATACCGCCCCTCAATTCAAGACCATCGGCGAACAGGTTGTAGCAGATGACGCGATTAAGGCATTTTTGGGCAATAGCACAGTGCGGGGCCGCGCCAGTGTAGAGGTAAAGGCTATCATCTCGGCGCTTACCACTGACGCTAATGGCTCGGCGGGCGACCTTATCGTGGCCGACCGTCTGCCTGGCATACTAATACCAGGCCAGCGTCGTCTGACCGTGCGCGACCTGCTGACGCCAGGGCGGACTGCTAGCAATTCAGTGCAGTATGTTAAAGAGACCGGCTATGCCAATGCGGCAGCTTCGCTTTCGGAGACCGCAGGGACAACCAAGCCGCAGTCGGACATTAAGTTTGATGTACTGACCAGTAACGTCACGACGATCGCGCACTGGGTTTTGGCGACACGCCAGATCCTTGATGATGTGCCAATGCTTCAATCCTACATCGACGGACGTCTTCGTTACGGATTGGCGCTTGTTGAAGAAAACCAGCTGCTAAACGGCAGCGGAACAGGCACGGACCTTGCCGGCATTTACACTCAGGCAACAGCCTTTGCGCCGCCGATTACGATCCCTGCAACGGTGACCCGGATTGATGTGCTGCGCCTTGCAATGTTGCAGACAGCGCTCTCGGAACTGATGTCAACTGGCGTAGTGCTCCATCCTGCAGATTGGGCAGCCATCGAACTGCTTAAAGATAGTCAGGGCAGGTTTATTGTTGGCAACCCGCAAGGCACTCTTACGCCAACGCTTTGGGGGCAGCCGGTAGTCTCCACGCAGTCGATGGCAACTGGCAAGTTCTTGACAGGTGCGTTTCAACTGGGTGCCCAGATTTTCGATCGCATGGATGCAGTGGTCGAGATTTCTACCGAAGATGACCAGAACTTCCGCAAAAACTTGGTGACAGTGCTGGCAGAAGAACGCCTTGCGCTTGCGGTCTACCGGCCCGAAGCCTTTGTGAAGGGTGACTTTGCGGCCGCAGCGACGGCAGCCACCAAGATTTGATAAAAGAGGGCCGGCTTTTGGGCTGGCCCTTCATTTTATAGGAGTACGCCCCCATGTTTTTAAAGGCACGCGATACCATTCACGTAAGTAGCGTGAGTTCAGATAATATTATTACCGGTCAGACCTTCGAGATCGACGCATTGGCAGGAGCGAGCCTCATCAAGCGGGGTCTTGCCACTGAAGTGGTGGGGGCAGCGGTAAAGTCAGAGCTTGGCGCGCTATCCAAATCTGAAACAACGCCCAAGGCAAAGCAGCAAGAAACGCCGAACGTCTTGACCAAATCTGGAGCGAACATTGCCAACAAGGCTGGTTGATGTCCGAGATACTCGTCATCGCTCCGCCACAGGACAGAGCCGTGACGCTTGAGGAAGCCCGGCAGCAACTGCGACTTGATGCAAGGGATGAGGATCTCTTGCTGGGCGCTAAACTTGATGCAGCTCAGGCTGAGCTTGAGTTGCAAACCGGGCTTAGACTGTGCGAACAGACCCTCGAATTGCAGCTTGAAGGCTGGGAAGACGAAGTCACTGTGCCGGTCCGGCCCTGCACAGTAGCTGAGATCCGCTTCACCGCGGCAAACGGCAACATGACCGTCCTGCCGGAGAGTGATTATGTCGCTCGTCGGCGCAATGGGTTTACCCGCATCCGCCCGGCTTCAGCCACATCATGGCCAGAGCTTGGCACAGACGGCCTGATCCAGATCACCTTGTCAGCCGGATTTTCAGACCCAGCCCCTGATCTCCAGATCGCCCGGGCCGCGATCCTGGTCAAAGTTGCCTCTATGTTTGAAAACCGTGAAGGCGCGCCCTGTCTCGCCTTCGAGAGCCTCTTGGGACAGCTCAAATGCCGCTGGATCTAGCCTCGAGCCTCGACACAAGGATCCGGATCGAGCGCAAGTTGGTCACACGGGACCCGCAATACGGAACCGAACAGGTCACTTGGGGACAGTTTGCTTATGTCTGGGCCGAGGTGAAGGACATTCTTCCATCTAAGGCTGAACGTTTAGCCGACAGTATCCAGATTGCTCGCAGGCCTGCGCGTATTCGCATCCGTTATTTGGCGGGGCTCGCTGCTGATATGCGCGTCATCATCGATAACCGCATTCACCAGATCATCTCTGGCCCGGCGACGCTTGGCCGGCGCGAGGCCATGGAAATCATGGTCGAAGAACACTCCAGTCAAGGAGCTGCACCATGACTATAAAGCTGAGGGGCGGACCTGAACTACTACGCTTGCTTGATGAACTGCCCAAGAACCTCGAGCGCAACGTTATCCGCGGCGGGCTTCGCGCTGGCGCCAAGGTGATCCAGCAACAGGCGAAGGCCAATGTCCCTGTCCGCACAGGCTAGCTCAAGAAGGCGATCGGCATCGGCACGCGGGTTGAGGGCAGCAAACTCTCCTCCTACGTCAAACTGCGCGGGTCAGGCTCCTATCTCGGCCTGTTCATCGAATATGGCGTTGCGCCGCACCTGATCTCTGTTTCCGATGCAGACAAGCCTGTGCGTGAAACTAGGCGCGGCCCGCGCAAGGTCAGCATCGGTTCGATCAACAAGATGGTGAAACGTGGCAGCCTGAAGATTGGCGAGCACTTCGTCGGTTCCGTGGTGATGCACCCGGGCCACTCTGCCAAACCGTTTCTGCGCCCGGCTCTTGATCAGAAGGCCGAGGAAGCGGTGAACGCCATGGGCGCCTACATCGCCCACCGCGTGCAGATTGGTGATCTCAAGGCTCCGAAGCTTGAAGTCGACGACGAATGAACGGGGTTATTGTGGTCCGATCTCTCCTTATGGGTGAGGCCAGGGTGACGGCGCTTGTTCCTGAAGCGCATATTGCTGCTGGAATGCTGCCTCAGGGCACAGACTTGCCAGCGATATCGCTGATGTCGGTCAGCAGCGCTGATCGCAACATCCCGGCACCGAGCCTCAAACGCCGGGTGACCGAGCGCGTGCAGGTGACAGTGCTGGCGGCGACTTACCGCCAAGTAAAAGCCATTCTCGCGGCTGTCCGCAGGGCGGCTGCCGACCAGATGCCAACCATCGACGGGCTCTTTGACGTGACCGTCCACACAGACACCGCCGGACCAGATTTCCTCGACGAGGAGACCGGTATCCACATGCAAAGCCAAGATTTGCGCGTCTCATTCAACGAGGCGCGTTGAAGCCCCCCCCTCAATAAGGACTTGATTTATGACTGTTCGGACTTCTGCCGGTACCACGTTAAAGGTGTCGGCATCTTCTCCTGCAACCTTTGACCCAACCGGCTACAACGCGCTTACCATGACGGTGGTCGGCGAAGTTTCTGACCTTGGCGAATTTGGCCGTGAGTTCAATCTCGTGACCTTCAACCCCGTGGGAAGCCGGGGTGTGGTGAAGAAGAAGGGCAGCTTCAATCAGGGTACGATGACCATCCAAATGGGTCTTGATACCGACGATACTGGCCAGATTTTGCTCAAATCCGCATCAATGTCCGATGCCGATCACAGCTTCCTTGTTACTACTCAAAACGGCGATAAATACTATTTCCAGGCGCAGGTGATGAGCTTCAAGGTCAACGTCGGCTCGGTCGACCAGATCACTACCGCCACCGTGACGCTGGAACTCACCACCAATTCTGCTGGCGTAGGCATTGTCGAGGTGCTGGCGCCTTAGTGATCCTTTATATACGGTATATCCGCTTGCTTTATAGATCATTATTTGGCAATAAGATGATCGATATAAAAAGGTTTATCGATCATGCAATGGAACTGGCAAGACCCCAACTGGCCCAACTTCCGTTGGGATAGCGCCCGACTGGCTAGCGAAGAGCTTGCATTTGCGGAAAAATCCGGCGTGTTAATCGGTTCGTCTAGCCATCTGGATCAGGACAATAGATCACAGTTGGTGGTCGATTTGATGAGCCGTTCGGCGCTGGATAGTTCTGCCATTGAGGGGGATATCCTTGATCGCGACAGTGTCCAGTCTTCAGTCCGACGCCAATTGGGGCTGCAGACAGATAACAGGCGCATTGGCCCTGCTGAAGCGGGTATCGCAACGCTAATGGTCGACCTGTTTGCGACCCTCAATAGGCCGCTTGACCATGAGACATTGTACAACTGGCACCGCTTAGTGATGTCGGGTCGCACCGACTTAGAAATAGTAGGCGGATACAGGGTGCATGAAGAGCCCATGCAGATCGTCTCAGGCCCTGACTATAAACGAAAGGTTCACTTTGAGGCCCCGCCATCTGCTGTAGTTGTCCGTGAAATGGATCGTTTTTTATGCTGGTTTGCCGATAGTGCGCCAAATGGAGCAAATCCTGTCTCGCCCCTCACAAGAGCAGGTATTATTCACCTGTGGTTTGAGATTATTCACCCGTTTGAGGACGGCAATGGCCGTCTGGGCCGAGTGATTGCGGAGAAGGCTCTGGCGCAAGGACGCAATGGTCCAATGCTGGCCGGGATCTCGTCCACCTTTATGCAGCATCGCAAAAGCTATTATGATCAGCTTGAGGCAGCGAGCCGGTCCCTGGACATCAATGAGTGGTTGGGCTGGTTTGCGAAAATGACGCTTGCCGCTCAGGACCAGTCGGTTGCCTGGGTTGAGTATTTAATTGGCAAGGCGCGTATGATGCTGCGCTTGCAAGGCCAGATCAATACGCGCCAAGAAAAGGTCTTGCTCAGAATGTTTAAAGCTGGGCCTAACGGTTTTGAAGGCGGGCTTAGCGCTGACAACTACCGCACCATATCTGGAGCAACCTCGGCTACAGCTACGAGAGACCTAAGTGATCTGGTAGAAAAATGTGCCCTTCGCCGAACTGGCGAACGCAAGGGCACGCGCTACTGGATCGTCCTGCCTGAAACGGCCTGACGCCGCCCTTCCTAATTACCGCAAACTGACGCCTGCAGTTCGATATTGATCGGACGGCCGGCGGCTGCGTATTTTTCTCCCACCAAAAGGATTAGCCTGCCATGTTTGACATTACCACGCTTGCTGCAACCGATACGTCCACTGTGGATCTCGTCGGGGGCGACGACGCCCCAATTTTTGACGACAAGGGCAAGCGGCTCTCCATTACGGTCTACGGCCCTGGCTCGAAGGTCTACCAGCGCGCGCAGGCACGCCAACAAAACCAGCTTATGGACAAAATCAAGAAGCGTGGAAAAATGGACCAGTCCGCAGAGGAAAAGCTTGCCGAACAGGCCGATTTTCTTGCTGCCTGCACGGTAAGCTTCAACGGTTTTGTCTATCCATCCGCGCAAGAGGAAGAAGGCCATGAACTGTTCCGCAAGGCCTATGCCGATCCCTCGATTGGTTTCATTGCTGCCCAGGTCGCATCCCATATCAATGACTGGGCAAATTTTACGAAGAGCTCAGGTCAGAGCTGAGCCTCTACGTCCGGCAGCTGGCCTGGCTCGGCACGGCACCCAAACCTAGAACGGCTAAACTCCCAAAGCCCGAGCCAGATAACGAACCGCTGACCCGGCTTCAGCGGATGGCCATCGACGATCTTACCCCCGACTTTCCGCCGATCCGCACCCCGTGGGTGATCGACTGGCTGATGGAAGTTGGCCCAACCGATCCTGGCGCTATGGGCGCAGTGCCCATCTCATGGGGCTCTATAAGCCAGTGGCAGCAATGCATGGGGCTCGATCTGCCGCCGTGGATTGCGCGTCTACTGCGCCACCTGTCTGTGGAGTTCGCCGCTGAAACCGTCCGTGCCCGCGAGCCGGATTGTCCGCCGCCCTGGACCGCCACGTCCGTTCTCAACCGTGATGAAGTCTCCCGGAAAGTGACCAACGCCTTCCGGGCGCTAATGATGTCGAAGGAGCCAGGCACGTGAAAGCAGGCACCCTTGAGATTGAGATGATCACCAATGTCGCTCGCCTTCAAAAGGAGATGGCTGACATCAAGCGGTCGGTCGCAGGCGCCATGGGCGATGTGGCGGCTTCTTCAGCTCAGGCCGACCGGGCCATTGAGGCCGTCGGTTCGCGCGGAATGACCCGCATGGGTGGCTCGGCAAAGCTCGCTGGCCATCAGATGCAAAATCTCGTCTACCAGCTCAACGATGTGGTGGTCAGCCTGTTCTCAGGCCAGAAGCCGATGACCGTGTTCATGCAGCAGGGCAGCCAGATCGGTCAGATCGCCATGCAAGCAGGCGTCGGGATCGGCGGCATGGCCCGGGCGCTGCTGGGGCTAGCCGCCACTGCGGCAGCGACCGCGCTTACAAACCCGTATCTGCTGGCGGCAGCCGCGGCCGCTGCACTCGCGTTCGGCGCGTTCAAGATGTTCCAGTCCAGCGTTAAACAGTCGGGCGAACTCGACAAATATGCTGCTAGCCTTGGCCTCACCGCCAAGGAGATGGAGAAGCTGGGGCCGGTCGGGATCACGGTCGGCGACACCATGAAGGGTTTGTGGACCACCGTTTCGGACGGCCTCAACCTAGGCCCTGTCTTCTCCACCCTAAAAGATTGGGCGGTCGCCGCCTTTGAAGCGATCCTCCAAGTCGGCAAATATGCTGTCGCGATCCTTTATGCTGGTTGGGTCGGTGGGTTCAACGCGATCCGGATCATCTGGTCGTCGCTGCCCGGCGTGATCGGTGAAGCAGCCGTAGGCGCCGCCAATCTCGCTATCGCTGGCATTGAATATCTCGCCAATAAGGCGATTGCCGCGCTCAACTGGCTGGCAAACTGGGTCAACCCTGTGCTCGACCGGGTGGGCCTCGCCACCATCGGCCAGATCGAGAGTGTGGCGCTGCCGCGGATGGAAAACAGCTTTGCTGGATCGACGGCGCGGATGGGCGCTCAGGTCCAGGACGAGTTCACCTCGGCCTTTGGCGATGCCATGGGGATGATGGACGCCTTTTCTGCACAGTGGCGGGAAAACAGCCTAAAAGCTGCCCGCGAGCGCCTGGCTGCAAGTGCGGCTGAGATCCGCGGTGATCGCCCGGACCGGGCTGGTGCTGGCCGTCAGTCTCGCGAAGCAAGCGAGGCCGAGCGTGCTCTCCAGGCTGCCCGAGACTTTGCTGCCAATCTTGCACTCGAGACTGCCAAGATCGGCAAGACGCCAATTGAGATCAAGCGCATGGAAGTCGCCATGGCGGCGCTGAAGGCGCCTACCGACGCGGCGCGCATCGCTATTCTCGAAGCCGGTGAGGCCTGGGAACAGACAACCCGCGCGTTCGCCGCCTCTGAGTTCCTTCGCCAAACGGTCGCCCCGCTTGAACAGCAGGTCGCACTTCTGGGCCAGTCCGCTCGGGCGCAGGCAGCCGCCAATCTTGAGGCGGAGCGCGAGCAGATTGTCCTCGAACGCGGCGCGGAAGCTTGGGAACGGTATCGGGCTGCACGCACCCGTCTGATGGAGGCTGACTTTGCCCAAACGGATCAGGAGCAGTTTCTCACAAGCCTCGACGACATGGTCTCCGCGACAGAAGCTGCGGCTCGCAATATGGCCGATGCTTTCGGTTCAGTTGGCGGGGCGATTGGCGGCTTCACCGTCGAGATCACCCGTTTTGCCTCTGCGCAGGTGGCCGCTGCTAGCCGCGTCGCCGATGCAGAGCGTGAATATGGAAGGTCCTCGTTCCAGTACGCGGACGCGCGCACGGCGCAGGCTTCGGCTGAGATCAACCATTATGGCAATCTGGCCGCGGCCGCGAAGGGGTTCTTTAAGCAAGGTTCGGATGGCTTCAAAGCCATGGCAGCCGCTGAAAAGGTGTTTCGCGCCTTTGAACTGGCGGTCGCCATCAAGAATGCGGCGGTAAAGATCGGCCTGATCGGCGCGCAGACCGCTGCCAAGGTCACTTCGGATACGGCCATGGCAGTGTCCGACACCGCAAGAGCCGGCGTCGAACAGGGCAACTCGATCATCACGACGGGCATCAAGGCGGTTGAAGCCGTGGTCAACGCCATTCGCTCGCTGCCGTTCCCGCTCAACATTGCCGCAGGGGCCGCCACCGCCGCCGTGATAGCCTCGCTCGGCATCGCAATTGGCGGTGCCTTTGGCGGCGGCGGCGCCAAGCCCACTCCTGCCAATGACGGCACCGGCACGGTCTTCGGCGATAGCGCGGCCAAATCGGAGAGCATTGCCAACGCCATCGATCATCTGCGCGAGGTCGATACGCTGACCATGCGCTATTCCGCTGCCATGCTGGCATCGCTGAAAAGCATCGAGGCCAATATCGGCGGACTGACCAACCTCATCATTCGCACTAACGGCATGGAAGCGTCTGCCGCCGGTATCCAGACCGGCACCAAACTGACAGGGCTTTTGGGCACGGCCAATTCGATGCTGACTGGCATCTCCAACTTTGCCAGCAGCAAGACGGGCTCGCTGATTGGTGCCGGCATCGGCATGGCGGTCGCTGGGCCAATTGGCGCTGCCATCGGCTTTCTGGGCGCCAAGCTGCTGGGTGGTCTGGGCAAGGTCCTTGGCAGCATCGCAGGCGCTCTGTTTGGCACCAAGACCAGTATCGTTGGCCAGGGCATTTATGGCGGCGCGCAGTCGGTCGGATCGATCATGGCGGGCGGCTATGACGCGACGAGCTATTACTCCGACATCAAGAAGACCAAGAAGTTCCTCGGGATCAGCACCGGCTCGAGCTACTCCACCCAGTACGCCGCGGCTGACGCCGAACTTGAGCGCCAGTTCAGCCTGATCTTCGAAGGCTTCTACAGCGCTATCTCGGCGGCTGCCGGCCCACTGGGAATGTCGCTTGGCGAGGTGCAGTCGCGCCTTTCCGGCTTTGTCGTCAACATCGGCAAGATTGATCTGAAGGGCCTGACCGGGACCGAGATCCAGGAGAAGCTAACCGCTGTCTTTGGCGCGGCCGCCGATAATCTCGCCCGGACTGCGGTGCCAGGGCTCGAGCAGTTCCAAAAGGTCGGTGAAGGCTATTTCGAAACGCTGGTACGCGTCGCCTCCAGCATCGAGGCGGTAAGCAGTACGCTCAGCCTGCTCGGCACCTCGGTTGAGGGTCTGAGCCTCCGCGCCAAGATGAACCTCTTCGACCTGTTCGGCTCGGCCGGCGACATGGCGTCTGCCACAGGCGATTATTTTACTCTCTATTACACCAAGGCCGAACAGGCCTCAGCGCAGACCGCGCAGGTGGCCAGGGTCTTTGAAAGCCTAGGGCTTGCGCTTCCCGGTAGCATCGCGGGCTTCCGCGCGCTGGTCGAAGCGCAGGACCTTACCACCGCATCAGGACAGGCTGCTTATGCAGCGCTGATCCAACTGGCACCGGCATTCGCCGATCTGGTCGGCGCGGCGCAGGATGCTGCCAGTGCCGCTGCCATTGTTGATGAGCGGTTGTCACTTGAGCGGCGGATGCTGGAACTCCAGGGCGATACGGCAGCGCTGCGCGCGCTCGACCTTGCCCAGATCGATATGTCCAACAAGGCTTTGCAGGAACAAGTCTGGGCGCTTGAAGATCAACAAAAGGCAGCCGATGACGCCGCCAATGCCACGGAACAGCTTCGCAATGCATGGGCCCAAATCACCGATGGACTGATCGCCGAGATCAAGCGGATCCGGGGCGTGATGAGCGATACGCCGACTAACTATGCCGCGGCACTGGGTGCGTTTAACAACGCCTCGATGCTGGCGCAGGCGGGTGACCAGGAAGCGGCCAAGGCGCTGCCGGGCTTGAGCCAGGCTCTGCTCTCGGTCGCAGCCAACACCGCACGGTCGGCAGAAGATCTGGGCCGGCTTCAGGGCCTGACCGCTGCGAGCCTCGAACAGACATTGGCAATCATCAATCAGGCAAGCGGAGCAGAACCCGCCGCGGCAACATCTGCCGCCACCACGCCCAGTTGGTGGGATCAGTTCACTGCCAATCAGATGGGGACGCCAAGCATTCCGGCCAACGACGGCCAGAGCGCGATGATCGATGAACTCAAGGCGCTCAGACAGGAGCTTGCAGACCTGCGCGGCGAACAGCGGATCTCCGCAGCCACGATCGCGTCAGGTACCAGCAAGACCGCCCGTATCCTCGAACGGGTGACGCCGGACGGCGATGCCCTCGCGGTGAGGACCGCTGCATGAAGCTGATCCGTCCCATCATGCTGACCGATGCCATGCTGACCAGCAGCACGGCACCGGAGAACGACCATCCGGTCTGGGCATCCGGGACAGCCTATGCGGTGGGTGCCCGGGTGATCCTGACCGCCACCCATAGGCGCTATGAGGCGTTGGCAGGTTCTACTAGCGTGAACCCGGCCAGCGATCCGACCAAGTGGCTCGACCTGGGGCCAACCAACCGCTGGGCCATGTTCGATGACCGGGTGGGGACAGCTACGACCCAGGCCGGTAGCTTGCAGGTCGCGCTCGCACCAGGCGCCACGGACGGGGTTGCGCTGATCGACACTGATGCGGAGAGCGCTACGGTTTCGCTCACGGTTTCGGGCACTCAGCTCTATTCGAAGGCCCAGAGCTTCAATGCCGGCGGCAATGCGATTGATAGCTGGTTCGCCTGGTTCTTCGAACCGCTGGGCAAAAAGAGCAGCATGCTGTTTCTCGATATCCCGGTCTACGAGACTGGCGTGCTGACCGTCAGCATGACCCGCGACAACCCTGCTGATCTAGTCTCCTGCGGGACATTGCTCGTCGGGCGTCAGTTCGACATCGGCGACACCGAGCACGGGGTTGATCTCGGGATCATCGATTATTCGAGGAAAGAAACCGATCAGTTCGGGGTGACCTCGGTGGTCGAGCGCGCATTTGCCAAGCGGATGACGGCCCGAGTTGTCATGCAGACTTCTGCAATCGACGATGTCCACCGTACCCTTGCCGCAATCCGGGCAACACCGGTCCTCTGGATCGGCTCGGAAAGCTTCGAGAGCCTGACTGTCTTCGGCTTCTACAAAGAGTTCTCGATCGACCTTGCCTACCCGACAGTCAGCTACTGCAGCCTGACTATTGAAGGCCTGACCTGATCCTTCCTGCCTGATCCACCCTGAGGGTATCCCATGCCGATAACTGCTTTGCCAACGCCGCCAACCCGTGCGGACGCGACGAACTTCAACGTGCGCGCTGACGCCTTCCTATCCGCGCTGCCGAACTTTACCACCCAGGCTAATGCGCTCGCCAGCGAGGTGAATGCGTATGCCAACAACGCTGCGGCAAGCGCTGCCTCTGCCACCAATGCCCCAGGCACCAGCGCTACCAGCACTACTTCGCTTGCCATCGGCACCGGATCTAAATCACTCACCGTCCAGACGGCTAAAGCCTTCGTGATCGGGCAATGGGTCACTGTCACCAGCTCGGCTGGGCCTTCAAACTGGATGCATGGTCAGATTACCGGCTATACTAGCGGCACCGGCGCACTTGTCGTCAACGTCTCCGCGGTCGGCGGCAGTGGTACATATGCGGCTTGGACCATCGGACTGAGCGCCCCGGCTCAATCCAGTGCGGCGCTGCTTTCCACATCGAGTTATGCCGATCCGTCTTGGTTGACTTCGCTCGCTGCGTCCAAGCTCACCGGCACGGTGCTCGTCGCAGGCGGCGGTACCGGCGGAACCACCGGGGTTGAAGCCCGCGCCAATCTCGACGTGCCCTCACGATCTGGCGTCGGCGCTTCGGGCACGTGGGGTATTTCCATCAGTGGTAGTGCGGCAAGTGCCAGCACGGCAACGACAGCAACCGTTGCCGGCACGGCCAATGCCCTTAACACCGCCGGAAATTATCAAGTCGGATCGTTGGGCCTTGGAACAACGGCCTCGGGGATCACTGGCGAAATCCGCGCTACAGGGGACATAACCGCATATTTTGCCTCCGACGCGCGCCTCAAAGAGAAAGTCCGCCCCATTGACGGGGCGCTGCGCGCTGTTGGCGAGATTGGCGGCAAGTTTTTCGACTGGCGCGACGATCACATTACGGCTCGGGGAGGCCAAGATGATCTCTTTGTGCGCAAGGCTGACTTCGGTGTTATCGCCCAAGATGTCGAGCGGGTCTTTCCGCTTGGCGTGCGCACCCGCCCTGATGGCCACATGGCTGTTGATTATGCCAAACTGACTGCACTTGCGTTCCAGGCGATTGTCGAACTCAAGGCCGAGCTTGACGCGCTGCGCTCGCAGGTGATGGCCGCAACCATCAATGGGGGCTGACCATGCCCGAAAAAGACTCTGCCGTTGAAATGGCGCTCATCCGCGCTGACCTCGAAGCCGTCCAGGAAGAACTCAAGGCGGTGCGCAAGGAGCTCAAAGACCTTCTCGATGCCTGGAATACGGCGACCGGCGTTGTTCGTTTCGTCAAATGGCTCTCGACCCTTGTGGCTGCGCTCGCGGTGATCTTCGCCGCCATCAAGGGCTTTTCGAGCCGCTAACCTACTGGAGAATTCTCATGAACCCTTTGCCTCTGGCCTATGGCTGGATCGATGACCTGCATCCGCTGCCAAAGATGATTGCAGAGGCGCGTAAACTATTCGACACGGCTGAAGCCCAAGGTTCTGCCGACAATCCAGTGATTCTTGGCTGGGCCAAGGAGTTGGGGCTCGCCAAGGTTTACAAGCATGACGAGATCCCGTGGTGCGGGCTCTTTGTAGCCATTGTCGCCAAGCGCGCTGGCAAAGCGCTGCCCAATCAGCCGCTCTGGGCGCGGAACTGGGCAAAGTTCGGCAATGCCGCTGACAATGCCCAGCTGGGCGACGTGCTCGTGTTCCGTCGCGGTCAAGGATCAGGTCACGTCGGGCTTTATATCGGTGAAGATTATGGCGCCTATCATGTGCTTGGCGGCAACCAGTCCGACGGCGTGAAGATATCCCGGATTGCCATGGATCGCTGCATTGCTGTGCGCAGACCTACTTACCGCAAGGCACCCGCTACAGCGAAGCCAGTGCATTTGGCCGCAACCGGCACACTTTCGACCAACGAGGCCTGATCAGGTTCGAACCCTATCCGCTGCGTTTTTGCGCAGCCGGACGACCGCCCGCCTTCCTGCGGGTTTTTTATTGGAGAACTAATATGGAAGACTTGAAGCCCTGGTGGACCTCAAAGGCTATCTGGACCGGGATTATCGGCAGCATCTGGGGTGTGGCCGGCGCGTTAGGCATCTTGCCGGAAGGCCTCAGCCAGACTGACGTCCTGACCATGGTCCTCGCGCTGACTGGTATTGGCGGCGTGCTGTTCCGTAAGACGGCAACCACCCGGATCAGCTGATCCCCATTGAGCCCTGCTGGCAGAGGTTTCGGCCTCCGCTCGCCCATTTTTAGGCAGGTCCAAACATGACCAGGCTGACCATCCGCCGCGGCGGCACCAGACGGCTGCGCGCCACGCTCTATGTCGATCTTGCCGCAGGTGATCGGCGAGACCTTACCGCGCTATCGGCGCTGGTCGTTGATCAGAGCCCCAATATCGCTGTGCCGGCTGTGACTATTCGTCCGCCGCCAACTTTAGGCGAAATCGAAGTGCTCTGGACTGACGAGCAGACGGCCCACCTCAAACCAGGGGCTGGCCGGGTCTGGCTGATTATAGGTCTCGAAAATGGCGAAGGGGAGCGTGAGGTCCTGCCGGTCTTCACGTTTGACGTCGCATGACGGGCACTATCCAGATCCTGGAGACGGTGCAGACCATCGTTATCGAACCCCAGGGCATTGCTGGCCCGCGCGGTGAAACCGGTGCGACCGGCGCCCAGGGCCCTCAGGGGCCGCCTGGCCCGCTGAGTGCGCTCAATGATCTTTCTGACGTCGATCTCACGCAGCCCGAAGGCGGCGATGTCCTGATTTTCTCATCCCCCGACAACCGGTGGACAAACACGAATTCGGCCAGACTGGTCGATGGAGGTAATTTCTGATGGCTAATACTCTTCGCATCAAACGCCGCGCCGTAGGCGGTGCGGCCGGGGCTCCGGCATCGCTCGCCAATGCCGAGCTCGCATTTAACGAACAGGACAACACGCTCTACTATGGCGCGGGCACTGGTGGTGCTGGCGGCACTGCAACGTCCGTCATCGCGATCGGCGGTGGGGGCGCCTTTGTTGGGCTGTCAGGCGACCAGATCGTCGCTGGGATCAAGACCTTCTCGAGCACCATTACGGGTTCAATCTCGGGTAATGCCGGGACTGCAACCGCGCTGTCAACGGCGCGTACGCTGGGCCTATCTGGCGATGTGACCGGCACGGCATCATTCAATGGCACCGCCAATGCGACAATTGCGGCGACCCTGTCGAATAGCGGTGTCACCGCTGGCTCTTATGGTTCGGGGACGCAAGTCGGGCAGCTTACGGTCGATGCCAAGGGCCGGGTCACGGCCGCCAGCAACGTCGCGATCACGTTCCCGGTGACTTCGGTTGCTGGTCGGACCGGTGCCATCGCGCTCTCCACCAGCGACGTCTCTGAAGGCACCAACCTCTACTTCACCGATGTCCGGGTGCGCGCCAACCGGCTGGACCAACTGGCGGCGCCTGCCGCTGCTGTGGACTTCAACAGCCAGCGCATCACTGGTCTTGCAGACCCGACAGCTGCCCAGGATGCTGTGACCAAGAATTACGTCGATCTCACCGTTCAGGGGCTTGATCCCAAGGCTTCGGTCAAGGCCGCATCTACCGCGAACATCGCTTCGCTCTCTGGCACCATGACCATCGACGGCGTAGCACTGGTGGCAGGAGACCGGGTGCTGGTGAAGGACCAGACCACAGCTTTGGCCAACGGCGTCTATATTGTTGCCGCTGGTGCCTGGGCACGCGCAATTGATCTGTCCACTTGGGATGAGCATATCTCGGCGTACCTGTTTGTCGAACAAGGCACGGTGAACGCTGATATCGGCTATCTTTGCACGGCTGATGCCGGTGGCACGCTCGGCACCACGGCCATCGCCTTCGTCCAGTTCAATGGTGCTGGGCAAATCGTAGCCGGCAATGGCCTTACCAAGACCGGCAATACAATCGACGTCGGAGCTGGGACTGGCATTGCAGTAGCTGCTGACAGCATTGCGCTGACAGGTCAGGCGCTAGCCATGCATAATCTTGCCGCGAACGGCATAATTGCCCGAACAGCCGCAGGGTCTGTGGCAGCGCGCACCCTGACAGCCGGCTCAACCAAGGTCGCCATTACTAATGGCGACGGGGTGGCTGGTAACCCAACTCTTGATGTCAACGAAGCCAATCTGAGCCTGGGCAATATCGGCGGCACGCTCATCGTCGCTAAAGGCGGCTCCGGGGCGACCACGCTCACCGGCTACCTTAAGGGTAACGGCACCGCTGCCTTCACAGCGTCTGCCACGATCCCCAATACTGACATTTCTGGCCTTGGCACCATGTCGACCCAGGCGGCGAATAACGTCGCGATTACTGGCGGCTCGGTCGATGGCGTGACGCTGGACGGTGGAACCTTCTGATGCCCAGCACGATCCTGCTCAAACGGTCCTCGACTGCATCGAGCATCCCTGCTGCGGGCGCTCTTCAGACAGGCGAGCTTGCGGTCAATCTTGCCGATCGCAAGCTTTACTCCAAGACCGCAGGCGGCGCTGTAGTGCAGGTTGGCTTTGGCAATATGACTCCGGCCCTGGTAACAACTGCACTTGGGTACACGCCTTATAATGCATCAAACCCAAGCGGCTATATAACGGCCAGTGCGTCAATCACCGGGGCGTCTGGATCCTGCACGGGCAATGCTGCTACTTCGACCAGATGGGCCACTGGTCGCACCATCGCTTTGAGTGGCGATATCTCGGGAACAAGCTCTGCCTTTGATGGCAGTGCTGCGCTTTCATTTGCGACCACGCTCGCCAACTCAGGCGTTGTTGCCGGAACTTATCTCAAGGTAACGGTCGATGCTAAGGGCCGCGTCACTGCGGGTACCGCAATGACGTCCGGAGATGTAACAGGAGCGCTGGGCTATACGCCGGCGAATAGGGCAGGGGATAGTTTTACAGGTGGTATCTCGGTGTCAGGTGCAATTACTGCGACTGGTGATATCACGGCTTATTCTGACGCATCGCTCAAGACTGATGTTGCAACGATTAAAGGTGCGCTTGCGCTTGTCGAGCGAATGCGTGGGGTTACTTACGCGCGCATCGATACAGGGGTTCGCGGAATTGGCGTGATCGCCCAAGAGTTGAGGGGCTTACTGCCCGAGGCTGTTGCGGAGAATTCCGATGGGATGTTGTCTGTTGCCTATGGAAATTTGGTGGGCGTGCTTGTTGAGGCTTTAAAAGAAATTGCGGCCCGAACCGATGACCAAGCGCGCGATATCGCTGAATTGAAGGCAAAGCTATGACCCTGCAATCATCTGGTCCTATATCGCTTGGCAATGTTGGTTCCGAACTGGGACGGACAGTGGGCACAACCACATCCCTTGGCGAAGCTGCTGTCAGAAGCCTGGCTGCGGTTGCATCGGGGGCGATCGGGCTATCAAACCTTTACGGTAAGTCGTCTGTAACATTTACCCCCGAAGGTGGCCTCTCTAGTGCCTCGCCAGTCATGCTTTCTGATTGGGCTGGCGGTGGAGCAGCCGCGTCCGTCAGAATACAATGTTCGCCATCCGCTGTCTGGTCATGGACGAAAAGTGGTTCGACGGCAGGCATTACAAGTGTTGTAAACGGCGGCACTGCCTCGTCGATCCTGTTTTCGCTTCCAAACAATGGTTATACAATCAGACAAACGAATTGGAATGTTAGCGCCACCGCTGGGGGAATAACCCGTTATTGGTCGGTTGAGCTCATAAATGAGGGATTTGTCTGATAGTAGCGAGCGCGAACTGGGTAACGTGGTGCGCTGTCTCGATCAAACTGTGCTGGCTTTTCATTTAGGAACCAGCAATCATATTGGGTGCCAAACACACAGTTGAGGCGTGAAAATTGATTGTGTCCTATTCTGACATGCAGCGACTGTTCTTGTCGCCCAATCATGACCCAGTCGAGCTTGGGGGGGGTGAAACCGGGCATGGCGATATTGCCAGCGATCTGGCGCAGTTCGGGCACCGCATTTTCCAGTTCAGCGCACTCGGAATATGAGCGCCCGTCGTTCCACAGAATCGCGGGGCGCAGAGGCTTGTCGTCAGGGCCGAGCAGGGTGGCGCCGTGCATCTGTCCGGCAAGGCCGATGCCTTGGGCCGCGCCGCGCCGCGCAGAGCAGTGGGCAGTGCCTGAACCGCCGCTTCGGTCGACGCCCACCAGTCGCCTGGATCCTGCTCGGACCACAGCACGTGCGGCCGGGACACCTCAAGCGGAGCGCTGGCTTGGGCCGCGACCACGCCGGCAGAATCGAGGATCACCGCCTTGACGCCCGAAGTGCCGATGTCGATCCCGAGGTACAGCCGCCAAATCCTACATACTATATGTCTACAATTCTAGGCTTGGTCTGTTTGGATATCAATCCCTTCAGCAAAACTGTCAGGGATTAGCTAAGACCCTTCCTGTCAATGACGACAGAGTCGGCCGTAAAGATCTGGGCGGCGATCGCGAAATAATCCCCACGCCATTCGCGCGTTTGCAAGCGCGTCGAGATCAAAGCTCGCCGTGATTACGGCACGTTCGCTGCGTCCCGCACTGGCAATAAGGGCGCCGGTTTGGTCGGTGATGAACGAGGATCCGTAGAAGTTGATGTCGCCGTCCTCGTTGTGCTCCAGACCCACGCGATTTGAGGCAACAATCGGCAACATGTTGGCGGCAGCATGACCTTGCATGGTCCGCTGCCAGTGCCCGCTGCTCTCGATGTCTGGGAACTGGGGCTCGCT